GGGTCCGTGTAATCGGGCCGCATCGCGGGCCTCCCCCTTGGTGCCCTGGCGCCGTGACCCGTGCGGAAGGCGTTCCGGATCACGCCCGGCCGCGCCGTGGGTCCGAATCATGATACGCGCCTCGCGAAACGCCGGAATTCCGGGGCCGCAGATCGAGCGCGGGTCTGGCAGGGGTGGGTATGAAAAAAATCCTTGCAACTGATGAAACGTATATGGTATAGGAATGACATCACAGTGGCGATGTGCGCCCGGCGGCCCTTGAACGGCTCGCCGGGCTTTGTTTTTGGCCGATTTTCGGCGGCGCTTCACGGGGTCAAGCCCGGAAGCCGCGCGCCGCGCAGACCCTCGGCCCGACCCGATCCCGATCCGAGAGAGTGTCCATATGCGGTCACGGCCCCAAAAGGCGGGCGGGCCGAAAAAATCGCCCGCCAAGAAGACGAACACCGGCGCGAAAAGAAAGCTGAGCCCGACCGAGCCCGACACGACCCGGCGAAAGGCCGAACCCGCAGCCTCGGCCCCGGCAGAGACGCGGTCGCGGAACACATCGAAGCGCAACGGCGCACCGCAAGCGAAAGGGCCGCTCGCCCCCGACCCGGCGCTGACGCCGCTCACCTACATGCTTCGCGTACTGCAGGACGAAACCGCGTCGGCCGCCCGGCGTGACGCCATGGCGAAGGCCGCGGCGCCGTTCGTCCATTCGCGCGCGGGCGAACCGGAAACGAGCGGCAGGGCGACGATGCTCAATGTGAAGATCGACCTCCGCGACCCGTCCTGACCGCGGCGCGGTCCCGCTTCGGGCCACCGAATCGCGGCGGGCGGGCAGGGCAGCCGGCCCTTGCGAACCGTCGCGCGGCGCCGGGCGCGCGCTCCCGCGGGCGAAACGGCAAGAGGGGGATCGCGCCGGCGGGCACGGGGACAGGCCACGTGGCGGACATCACGATCGACTATAAGGCGCCGGGAAAGACGCTCGCCCGGTTCCTGCGGTCCAACGCTTTCGTGCGCGGAATCCGGGGGCCGATCGGCTCCGGCAAGTCGACGGCCTGCTGCATCGAGATCCTGCGCCGCGCCTGCGAGCAGAATCCGGGGCCCGACGGCCTAAGACGCTCGCGATGGGTGGCGGTGCGCAACACCTATCCGGAGCTCAAGACCACCACCATCAAGACCTGGCACCAATGGGTGCCGCCGATGATCGGCAAGTGGCGCGAGCAGGGTCCGCCCATGCACCGCTTGCGAGCCGGCGATGTGGACCTGGAAGTCCTGTTCGTCGCCCTGGACAGGCCGGAAGACGTGCGCAAGCTGCTGTCGATGGAAGCGACGGGCGCCTGGATCAACGAGGCGCGCGAGGTTCCGAAATCCATACTGGACGGTCTCACCGGCCGCGTCGGGAGATTCCCGAGCGGGAAGGATGGCGGGCCGACGTGGGCCGGCGTGATCATGGACACCAATGCGCCGGACGCCGATCACTGGTGGTACCGACTGGCGGAAGAAACCAAACCCGAAGATTTCGAGTTCTTCGCCCAGCCCCCGGGCGACGGACCGCAAGCAGAGAACGTCGCGAATCTGCCCGCGGGCTATTACGAGCGGGCGAAGAGGGGCAAGGACGAGGCATGGATCAAGGTCTATGTCCGCGGCGAATACGCCTATGTCGCGGACGGAAAGCCGGTGTATCCGGAATACCGCGACGCCGTGCATTGCCGCGACGTGGCGCCTGCGCCCGGCCTGACCGTGTTCGTGGGGATCGATTTCGGGCTGACGCCCGCGGCCGTGTTTGCGCAGCGCGCAACGTCCGGCCAGTGGAGGATGCTGTCCGAGCTCGTCGCCCAAGACATGGGCGTCAAGAGATTCGCGGAGCTACTGGCGGCGGAAATGCGCGGGCGGTACGCCGGTTTCGGGTTTGACGTGTTCGGCGATCCGGCGGGCGATTCTCGCGCGCAGACGGATGAGACGACGCCCTTCCAAATTCTGCGAAGCGCCGCAATCCCGGCGCGGCCTGCGCCAACCAATGATTTCCTGCAGCGCCGCGAGGCGGTGGCCGCGGCGATGAGCCGCCTGATCGACGGCGAACCGGGCCTAGTGGTTTCGCCCGAGTGCCGGACGCTGCGGAAGGGTCTGGCCGGCGGATACCGGTACAGGCGCCAGAAAGTGGCCGGCGAGGACCGGTACAAGGACACGCCCGAGAAGAATCACTTCAGCCACGTCTGCGACGCGGCGCAGTACCTGATGCTGGGCGCCGGCGAAGGGCGCGCGCTTGTCCGCCGGCCGGACGATCACCGCGTGCGCCCGATGCGGGCCTCGAGCGACTACGATCCGTTCGCGTGGTGAGGAACGGCCCGCCCCCCGACCTTCCTTCGCCCGCCGAAGCAGGCGAACTTTCGGCTGGAGGTTTTGGCCCGCAGGGCGGCGAGCCAACCCATGGCGGAAGCCGCCGCCCGCGTGCGGCACAGGGGGTTCCGGCGGACCGTATGGCGGCGGCGCAGCGCGCGCACGGAACCGTCGCGCCGTGGTGCGCGGCGGCACCCGTCGGAGCGTTTTGCGCTTCCGCTACGGCACCATGCGATAGAGACCCGTCTGCTTGTCCACCTCGATCCGTTCCACCAGGGAATTGTCCTGGGTGACGATCTCCGCGGTGATGGTATCATGGGCCTCCGTGATCTTGCCGAGCTTCACGTGCGGGTTGCCCCAGGCCGTGAGCCAGCGATCGATCGCGGCCTTCACGTCATTAATGGTCAGGTCGAAGCTGGGCATGATGTAGCCCCAACCTGGCCCCGTCATGCCAAGCCCCAATACGCCGGGCCCTATCATCCCGGGCCCGACCATGCCTTGGCCCATCGCGTCGGGGCTCATCTCGCTCGGGGTTACGGTTCCGGCGCCCGTGGTCTTCTCCGGCGGGCTTCGGCCGGAGTCCTGCGCCAGGGCCGTCAACGCCGTGGCCGCAAGAAAAGACGCGGCCAACGCAAGCACACGCACGGTCTTTTTGGTTCGCATAATTTAGTTCCCTGTTTTGTCGGCGTCGGGTCTCCCCCGTGCCAGGTGCCGGAAAGCGCGCGGTGCAAACGCGCGCGGTGACCGGCAACACGCTAGTTCGTCCGCGCAGTCATGCAATGCGATGGATCAATGCCGCGCCTGCCGCCTGCAACGCCGGGCGCGCGGAGACGCAGCGCATGACCGCCCACGTGAAGGGCCGACCGGAGAGATTGGGCCCGAAGACGCCCCGTACACGGATTGAGCCCCTGGCGCTCGAGCCGATCCTTCATGTCGCACGGAACATGCGAGAGGAGGACCGCCGCGAGATCACTGCTGCGCGCTGGACATTCGACCCCGACCAGATCGCCCAAGAGACGTTTGCGCTCTCAAGGTTCGGATGCGTGGCCTGGCATGACGGTGTGCCCGTCGCGGTCGTCGCCACGATCGAGTGTTGGCCGGGGTTCTACTCGGTGGGCATGTTCGCGACCGATGCGTGGCCCGAAGTCGCCTGCAGCTTGACGCGGTGGGCGCGCAAGCGGATGGCGGCTTCGCTTCTGGCGGCGGGCGCGCATCGGATGGAGTGCCGGACGATCGAGGGCCACGAGGCGGCGCGCCGGTGGCTCGAGCGGCTCGGCGCCGTGCGCGAGGCGGTCATGCCCGACATGGGCCGCAATCGCGAGACATTCTACCTCTATGCCTGGAGATTGAGCGATGTGCCTTCCCGGATTGTTCTCGAGTCCCAAGCCGCCGCCGCTGCCGCCGCTGCCGCCCCCTCCGGGGCCGAGCGCGGCTGAGGTCCAGGCCGCGGCGCTGGCGGAGCGGCAACGGGCGGCGCGGGCCCGCGGCATGGGCGCGAACATCCTCACCAGCGGGTTGGGCGACACGAGCCAGGCGCCCGTCACCGCGAAGACGCTGCTGGGGCAATAGCGCCGTGTGCTACCCGACGTTCTACAACTCGATGGCCGCGGGACTCAACCGCGCGGCGAAGGCGCCCGCGCTTCCCGCTCCCGCAAATTACGCCCAGCGCGTGGTGCAAGGCGCTAGGTCCGCCTCCACGCCCGGGGCCGGCCTCTACGCCACCCAGCTCGGCGCGGCGGTCAAGGCGGCCACCGACGGGGGATCCGCCAAGCGGCTCTTGGGCCAGTGACGAGGAGGTAAGGAGATGGCAGTAGCAAGCGTGAGCGGGCAGTTCACGGGGACTGGCGCCTCGGGTGCCGTGGCGCTCTACGGGAAGTTCAACGTCTCGGTCCAGGGCTTTGGCTCGGCGACCGTGGCCCTCCAACGCTCCTTCGACGGCGGATCCACGTGGAACACGGTCGAATCGTATACGAGCGGCACCGACAAGGTGGGCGAGGAACCGGAGACGGGAATCCTCTACCGCCTCAACTGCACGGCCTACAGTTCCGGCACCATCACCTATCGGCTGAGCCGGTGAGGGGCGCGCCATGGCACTGTTCGCGTTTCTGCGCCGACTCGGCTTGGGCGAAGGCAGGTCGCGCCGCGCTTCGACGGCAGCGGCAGGCATGACAGGCCGCGCCCTGCGCCCGAGCCCCGGCGCCGGCGATCCCGCCACCATCGAGCGCCACATGATGCGCAACGCGCGCATCCGGCTGAAGCTCGAGGAGCTCGACCCCGTGAAGGACGCGGCGCGCGTCCGCGAGCTCCGATCCGAACTCACGCTGAGGGAAGCCGCGCTGGGCGTGCGCGGAAAGGAGTAGGCCATGGCCTGGACGCTCTACGACAAGTTCCGCAAGGCGCAGTTCGACCAGGTGGACGCCGTCGATCTCGACACGGACACGCTGAAGGTCATGCTGTGCACGTCCACCTACGCGCCGAACCAGGCCACCGACGGATACAAGAGCGATGTGACGAACGAGGTGTCGGGGACGAATTACACGGCCGGGGGCACGGCGCTCACCGGCCAGACGGTCACCCTCTCGTCCGGCACAGTGACGTTCGACGCCACCGACGTGACGTGGACGCAATCGGCCTCCGGCTTCTCGAACGCGCGCAAGGCCGTCCTCTACAAGGACACGGGCACGGCCTCCACCGCGCGCCTCATCGCCTACGCGGACTTCGGCGCCGACAAGGGCAACGTGACCGGGGACCTGACCTTGCAGATGGACGCCGCCGGCATCATCACGAGCCCGTAGGAGCAGGACCATGGACTACGCCATCCTGAAGGCCGAGTTGACCCTCGATCCCCTGGCCCGCGGATACGCTGGCATGAGCGACGTGCAGACGGCGGCGAGCCTGAATGCGGCGAACCGCATGCGGCTCCGCACGTCGATGAGCGGAGACGAGGTCCGGCACCAGACGGACGCTTCCGAGTTCGCGGCCCTCACGGACGCCAAGAAATCCCAGTGGCTGGCCTTCTGCGGCGGCACGACGGTCGATCCGACGAATGCCGTCGATGTCGCGTTCGTGCAGTACGTGTTCGGGTCCGGGTCCGCGACCGTCGCCAACCTGACCGCGGCGCGCCAGGAGACCGTGAGCCGCGGGGCCGAACTCGGGCTCGGCTTACTTGCACCCGGCGACATCACAAGGGCGAGGGCGATCTGATGGCGTCCGGCGACACGCTCCTCAAATATGGCTCGTCTGCGGCCTACACGCTGACGCTCGAATCGCTGGCGCACGACGCGAACCTCCTGGCCGGGCGGGCGAGCACGGCGGTCTCGAACACGACGAACCTCTACCTGGATTACCTGATCGGCGGGAAGGTGAAGCTCGGCACCAGCCCCACGGCTGGCGGCGTCGTGGAAGCCTGGGTCTATGCCTCCGAGAACGATACGTCCGATTACCCGGATAGCATCACGGGGACGGACGCGAACAAGAGCATCACGAGCAGCAACGTGAAGAACGCGGGGCTGGCCCTGCTGGGCACGGCGGTGGCGGATGCGACGACCGGGGAGGTCCTGTGGTTCAAGCCGCGCTCTCTCGCCTCGCTGTTCGGAGGCTCCATCCCCAAGAACCACGGCATCTTCCTCGTGCACAGCACGGGCGTGGCGCTGGACGCGAGTGCGGGTGGCACGTTCTGGTACACGCCGGTCTATGCCAACGTCGCGCCCTAGGCTCGCCTCGGCGCCCGCTTCGCCGGCGCTTCAGCGAGGCGAGGAGCCTCCGGCGAAGACAGCGCCTGCCGAGCCGGGGAGGGCGCCGTGGCGGTAATCATTCTCCCGAGCAAATGGTCGGAACCGCCGCGCGGGCCTTTCCGTCTCAATGCGGGAAGTCCGCAGACCATGAGCCTGACCGCCTGGTATCCGTTGCAGGCATCGAATCCGTCGCGTGTCTATGACTTCTCCGGGTGGCAGAGGCACGCCACCACCTCTGGGTCGCTAACTCAAAAACCCACGCCCCTGGGGGCAATGGGCCTCAACAACAACGGCGGCGCGAACAGCTTCCTCACGCCGACCCTCGCCTCGGGGTATCCGTGCACGATTGCGGCGTGGGTGGTGGCGAACAGCACCTCGTCCGGCTATCGGAATGTCGTGAGATCGAACAGCGGAGGCGGTGGGTCCAATCAGAGTCTTGCCATCTACCATTGGCCCGACAATCACTGGCGGCTTTACATCGACCCGAGCACCATAGACGGCGGCGCGGTCACACGCGGGTTGATTTACCACCTCGTCGGTACGCAGACGGACTCTCCGTCGGCACTGGCCAAATTCTACGTGAACGGCGTCTATAAGGGGCAGGTCGCCGATTACAATCCGATCGTCCAGGCGTTCCAGTGCTTCGATGATTTCCACGCCCAGCGGCTGGACGGCACGATCCAGGACATCCGGTTCTATAACCGTGCGCTGACCGATGCCGAGGTCTTCGCGCTTTACGATCCCGCGACCCGCTGGGATCTGTACGCGCCGGTCGCTCGCCGGACCTACGTCTTTTTGCATGGCGGTGCGAGCATCGTGTCCCTCACCAAGGGCAGCTTCGGCTACACGGGCCGGGGCGCGGCGACGAACGCACGCGAAAACGTCGGCGTGACGAAGGGCGGCCTCGGTTTTGGCGGGCAGAACCTGACCGTCAACGCGCGCGAGGTGCTGGCGGTCGCGAAAGCCGCCTTCTCCTGGACCGGGCAGGCTGCGACCGCAGTCGTCCAGAGCGCCCAGACGGTGCTCGTCGCCGCGTCCCGTTTCGCCTGGTCCGGCGCCTCGCTCCTGGTGCCGGGTGTGGTCGCGCACGCGTTCACCTGGCTTCCCTGGATCCGGACACGCGATCGTGTTCGATCCCCGACAACCGTTCCGAAGGATTGAAATGGCCGACGATCTCGCCAAGGACATCATCCGGCGCCAGGAAAGGCTGAAGGCCGAGCGCGGCGTCTTCGAGTCGCACTGGCAGGAGATCGCGGAACTCGTCCATCCCATGCGCGCGGACTTCGTCGGCCCGCGCACGCCGGGCGAGAAGCGCTCGCAAAAGATCTTCGACGGTACGGCCGGCCTGGCGGCCCAGAACCTGGCCGCCGGTCTTTGGGGCATGATCACCAACTCGGCGAACGAGTGGTTCGCGCTCCGAAGCGTCGAGCAGGACCTGAACGACGACCGCGAGGTGAAGCTGTGGCTCGAGGCGGCGGGCCGCTGCATGCGCGATGCCTTCGCGGCGGGCGGGCAGCGCTTTTACGCCAAGGTGCTGGAGCTGTACCGCGATCTCTCCTGCTTCGGTACCGGCATCTTCTATGTCGACGAGGACATGGAGCGGGGTCAGCTCCGCTTCTCGTGCCGGCACCTGGCGGAATGTTTCGTCGCCGAGGACTATTCCGAGCGCATCGACACGGTGTACCGGCGCTTCCGATTCACCGCCCGCCAGGCGGCGCAGCAATGGCCTGGCAAGGTGAGCGACAGGATCGCGAAAGCGGCCGAGAGGGAGCCGGACCGCAGCTTCGAGTTCATCCACGCCGTCTTCCCCAACGGCGATCATGACCCGCGGCGGCGCGATGCCCGCGGCATGGCCTTCAAGTCGTGCTACGTCGAGGTCGAGGGCGGCCGGCTTCTGTCCGAGGGAGGCTATCGCGAGTTCCCGTACATGGTGCCGCGCTGGTCCACGGCGAGCCAGGCGGTGTACGGCGACAGTCCGGCGATGCTGGCGCTTGCGGACGCCAAGATGCTGAACGCCATGGGCAAGACGACGATCGTCGCGGCCCAGAAGGCCGCAGATCCGCCCCTGCTCGCCCCCGACGAGGTGGCCGTGCGGGGCATCCGCACCAGCCCGGGCGGCATCATCTACGGCGGCGTCGACAGCCAGGGCCGTGCGCTCTACCACCCGCTGGTCACCAACGCGCGCATCGACATCGGTCTCGAGATGGAGAACCAGCGCCGCGACGCGGTCCGCGAGGCGTTCTTCTTCTCGCTTCTCATGATGGTGCAGCAGCCGAACGCTTCGGCGACCGAGGTGCTGGCGCGGCAGGAGGAGAAATTCCGGCTGATGGGACCGCACCTGGGGCGCATCCAGTCGGAGTTCCTCGACCCGCTCATCGACCGCGTCTTCAGCATCCTGCTGCGCGGGGGCGCCTTTCCGCCGCCGCCCCTGGCGCTCGTTCTCAACCCCGAGCTCAAGGTGGAGCACGTCTCGCCGCTCGCCCGCGCCCAGAAAGCCTCCGAAGGGCAGGCGATCGCGCTGACGCTGGCGACGGTCAAGCCGCTTGCGGAGGCCGATCCGGGCGTGATGGAGAATTTCGATCTGGACGCGGTCACGCGAACGGTCGCCGAAACCTACGGTCTGCCGCCGCGGCTTCTGCGGGATGCAAACGACGTCGCCTACCGCCGTCAGAAGAAGCAGCAGGCGCTGGCGATGGCGCAGGCGGCCGAGCTCGCCAGGCCGGCGGCGCGCGCTCTCCGGGACGTGGTGCAGGCGAACGAGGCCTACCGCGCCGGCCTCGCTTCGACCGCGGCGGGCGGCCCGGAGCCCACGCCGGCCCAGCCGCCAGCGGGCTCCTAAGGGTACGGAGTCTCCTGAATGAAAGCCGGGGTCAAATGGCTGATCCGCCTCTTCGGGGTCGAGCGTGCGCGCGAGGTGGCGAGGGCCTACCGCCAGGCGCTCGCGAAGGATTCCCCGGAGGCCCGGCTCGTGCTCGCGGATCTCGCGCAATATTGCCGGGTCGGCGCCACGAGCTTCGTGCCGAACGATCCGCATCAGACGGCGTTCAACGAGGGCGCGCGGGACGTGTACCTGCACGTCTGCGAGATGGCGGGCCTGCGCCCGGACGACTTCCCGAAAACCATGGAGAGACCAGAGCATGATTGACGCAACAAGCTCCGCCGAGGCTTCCGGCATCGCTGCGAGTGGCGTGAAGGCGTCGAATCGGGCGGCGGCCGAGGGAGGCGCAGGCGCGGCGGATTGGAAGGCCGGCCTGCCCGAGGACATTCGCGCGCATCCGGCGCTGGGCCAGTTCCGGGACGTGGCGGCACTCGCCAAGGAGCACGTGAACCTGCAGACGCTGATCGGCCGCAAGGGCATCATCCCGCCCACCGACCGCGACGCGCCGCACGCCTGGGACCGCTTCTACAATTCGCTGGGCCGGCCCGAGGCGCCGGACGGCTATGATCTCGCGCCGCCGGCCGGAATGCCCGAAGGCCTTTATTCCGCCGACATGGCGAAGGCCTATTCCGAAGCCGCGCACAAGGCGGGGCTTTCGGCGAAGCAGGCCCACGCCCTCCACGACTGGTTCGTGGGCCTGAGCGCGAACGCGGCACGGGCGCGCGATGCGCAGCAGGCGCGCGAGCGCGACGGCCTCGAGACCGAGCTCCGCATCGAATGGGGCGCGGACTACGGGGCGAAGCTTGCCGCCGCCAGACGGGCGGCCCGCGCCTTTTCCGACGGCGACACGCTGGACAAGCTGGAGCAGACCCTGGGCGGCGCCGCGATGGTGCGCATGTTCGCGAACATCGGAGAGCAGATGACCGAGGATCGGCTGATCGGCGCCGGCGGCGGCGACACGATTGCCGGCCCCGAGCAGGCGAAGGCCGAGATCGCGCGCATCCGGGGCGAGGCGCTCAAGGATCCGAAGCACGCGCTCAACGACCGTTTCCACCCGGAGCACGGCCGCATCGTGGCGAAGCTGGAAAAACTCTACGTGGCCGCCTACCCGGAGGCGCCGGCGTAGCGCGCGGTTGGCCGCCGGGAGGCTGTGAGCCGCGGGGCGGCTCCCGCGCGATTCCCTCTGACCGCGGGACCCGGACCTCGGGCCGACGCTGCGCGGTCACACGCTCCGGCGACTTCGCAAGCCTCCGAAAGCAGGATCATGCCGAGGATCAGAACATTCGACCTTCCGCTCGGGCTGCCGGGCGGCGAGCTCAGCGTGCGCGCGGACCCGGCCGACTTCGGCCTTGCCGGCGAAAGCATCGCGGAGGCGGCCGGCGCGCTCACGGATCTCGGCCAGGTCGTAAGCGCAAGGCAGGCCGGGGCGGCGCGGGCGCAGCGGCTCAACGAGGCGGTGTTCGGCGCGGTACGCGACCTGTCGGACCTGCAGGCTGGTCTCGCGGACGACGCCGAGCCCGAGACGCTCGCGGAGCGGTTCGCGAACGAGGCCGCCGCGATCGCGGCGCAATACCGCGGCTCGCTCGGCGGGGACCCGCCGCTCGAGCG